GCTTTCTTTTTCACCGCCAGAAATTTTATCTCTTTCTTTTGGATTATTAGGATTGACTGCAATGTAACCCTTGTTGATAGCATACTTTAAAATCATGTTTAATGTGCCGACACAATGTCTGATCAGCTTTGCAGATTTACCAGAGTTGGCCATACTATCTATGAAGAGATTGATATCACCTGTAGTTATCTTTCTGATTGATTTACCGCCAAAATAAGGCCTTAGATGCAGGTTGAAGTGTCTTTGATCATTGTCAAAAGACCTTGCCCTGATGCCCTTTACAGTCCTGTCTATGGACATTCTTCTTACATCCAATGCCTTTTCAGCTATGTCCTCAAAGTATGCATCTTGAATTACCTGCACTTGACTTTGCAATGTTTTCTCCAAGGCATCCCTCTCAATTCTAAGTTTTTTCTTATCTTGATTAGTTACCTTCTTGAAATGCTTAGGCCAAGTGCCTGTATTTTCATCCATAATTTTATATTGGAACTGGTAAGATTTAAATTTCTTACCTCTTCTAATTCCAGTAAAAACATAAATATCAGTGATTCTATATTCAGTCATTAGTTTGTCTCCTCATCAAATGCACAACAATCTTTACATCCACAATACTCTGGTTCTAAATCCTCTCCATTTAATTCATCCCAAAGACTTTTCCAAACTGTTTTCATTTTAGGAGTATCATCAAAATAGCCTCTTGTATCTGTGCAAGTGGAATGCACCCCTATCAATGGAAACCAATGTTTATCTTTATTTGGATATATTGAGTAATAATAACCATCGTTAGCAACCAACATATCATACCAAAGACCCATTTCTTTCATTTTGTTTTCACACTTAATTTTATTCATTAGTTTGCTCCTTTAAAAAGTAATATTCTTCCATCAGGGTGTTGCACCATAATTTCTTCGACCTGCAATTTTTTGGCAACATTGTCCGCAATTTCTAAGAATTTAAATGATTGTTTATCTTCCAATGCTACCTCAATCTTTTCACATGGTAGGCCTGTTGTATGGCCTTTACATATGCCAGTAACTGGGTAGTGAGTACAACCACCAAACGCAATGTAAAACTTATAAATAGTATCACTGAGCAGTTTTTTCGTACTGCCCAGTTTAGTTTCATGCGGAATAATTATAAATGCTAGTTTCATTAGTTTGTCTCCTCTAAAATAGTTGGTCTATTTACGACTGTTTGCTTAATGCCCTTATAGACTTTGTGTTCTTTGATAGTAGCCTTAACTTTGATACTATCACCCTTGTTACCAAGGCATTTGCCCCAGTAAACAAATACGTTACCCTGACCATCAACAAGACTGTTCAACCAACTTGTTACTGGTCTGCCATTAAAGTAATTCTGGAAATCAAGTTTGAATTTCAAAGTCAAATCAAATACATCCCTGTCATTAACCTCACCGACAAAGTTAGAAGGTGAAAGCCTTCTTTCTCTAAGTCTGGCAATTTTGTATGAATGCTTTTGAACTCTATCCTTCAAACTTCTTATCTTGAACACTTCATCCTTGATTGATGCCCATAATTTTTCAGCCTGTAATTCTTCTGGAGTTCTGAATTTGTATGGGTTTTGATATACTGGTTCATCAGTAAGAAATAAAACTTTCGAAACTTTAAGTTCCTTACAAAGTTTTTTTGCCTTTTCATTAGCCTTCTGAAAATCAGTTGAAAGATTAAGCAAATGGTTTGTTCTCCATTCTTCCCTAGCTACTGGATCACCATTGGCATTCTTGCCCCATACAGTTTCTTTCCAGTTGCAGTAAAGTGAAAACATTTTTGCACCATATACATTGCCATTGAAAACATATTTGTTTTTTGACTTATCCCAATCATATCCAAGACTTTCTTCACTAAGTCGAACAAAGAGAGAAGATAATTTTTTTCTCTCTGATGTCCACTGAATATGCTCTTTTGTAAATTTTAAACTATTCATAATTAGTCTCCTCAAATTTATACTCTTTTAATGTAATATTTTTATGCCTACAGGTCAAGTAAATAGGCAAAAAAATGTAAAAAACCTGACGAATTTTATTCAAAACACAAAAAAAACCCCCAAAAACCTAAGTCTTTGAGGGTAATAATTGAAATATTTATTTGGTTGGCACAGTGGTTGGCCTTATGGTTTCCTTAATGTTTTAGCTACCTTTTCTCCTGATCTACCTACTACATATCCACCAACACCTACTGTTAACAATGTCCATAATTCGTCTGGCAGGGGTATCATTAACTTGCTACCAGTAGCCACTTCAATAAGCGGAAAAATCAAATAATTTACACTTACAATTAATGTAATATTAAACATCAAAATTGGCCTCCAACTACTGGCAATCCAACTTTCAGACTTGGCCTCGGCAAGAATAATCTGACTTGCTGATGCCTCAATCTGCTTTGTGTTTTCTAATAATGCAAGCCTTACCTTATTTTCAGCCTCTGCCTTTTTGTCAGGGTCTGGTATGGCCTCTTTGACTATGTCACCTACAATAGGTGCTAGTGCTGATATTAATCCTATCAAATTATTCTCCCTTACTTTGATAATTACTAAATCTGCCTTCTTTGACCTTAATACATCTCCATCTTATAGCTTTCCATTTTGGCATATATACAGGAACCTGTGAGCCAATCTCCAAGGCTCTTTCTTTACATTGATCGTATGTTTCATATATCACTGGGTATTCATGGTTTTCCAATGTCATACAATTCTGCGGTATCTGCATCATACAAACAGTGACAAGTACCTTATACATCCTGCCATTGACCAGTACGCATCTGTTCAGCTAGTTCATATGCCCTTTGTCCTACCTGAGATGCCCACTTTGATTCACCGCCATTTGATCCTGTAATCATCTCTTTTGATGCACCTTCATAGTCAGCATTTGACAGGCAACCAATGAATTTTTGAAATGTATTTAAACCTGCAAAACCTAGGTTGAAACACATATTGTCGCAAACTGCTTTTCTTACTTCATCTAGGCCATTGTACCAGTCAGTACCGCTTAACTGCTCCTGTACCTTCTTTACATCATTAGACAGCATTAACTCTGCCTCTTCTTCAGTAACCCCTACATCCTCAAGGTTCCTGCCATAAGCAATTGTCAATTTATTTGCACTACAATGATATGGAAAAAGTCTTTTGCCTTCATGACGTTTTAATTGATCTATAAGTTTGCTCATAACTAACCTTTTAAATAATTTGCCCACCAGATAATTACAGCCACACCAATGCAAGCTACAACAACTCCAACAGTACAGTTTATCAATAAATCTCTTTTTCTGGCCTGTTCTTCCAAGGCCTTTTTGTGTTCTGCTCGAGCATGGGCAATCGTGGCTTGGAGACGTTCCCATTGACCACTAGACCCATAAAGCAAAAAAATTGAACGCAATTCGTCTTTTAATCTTTTCTGTTCTTCTTCCTTGAAATGCTGATCTATGGCATCATCCATGATACCACCAAACAATCTTTTCTTTTTTTTTCTTTCCTTACCAAACCCAAGTTCAGCCTCACCTCTGGCATAATTTTGGATAGCTGTCGTAGCTGATGAAAGATCACGACCCATTTCTACACATTTTTTCAAAGTTTTGTGTGCAGACACAATGAGTCCAAATGCACTGACAGGATCTATCATTTATGTAACCTAACTTATTTGGAGAGAACTTTATCTAGTTTATCTTCTAGTCTGTGTAAGGCATCCATTAGCTTTGTAATGTCATCCTTAACATCATCTTTTCTTGCATAATTATATGCAATTTCTTCTCTTGTTTTATTGATTAATATTTGTTGCCTTTTGACCTCTTTAACGAGGTATGTGAACACCCAACCAAATGGAATTACAATCAGGGATAGGACAATATTCCAAAACAGCATCCCATCTATTTCACCCATTATGCTAAATCTCCCCACCAACCAACTCTAATATGTGGTAAATCTTCGGCAGTGTTACTGCTCAAAGTACAGGCTCTTAATTGTGAGCTACCTGCTAAAATTGCATTTGAAAATCCTGTAACCCCTCTGCCATTTTGAGTATCAGTGCTTGTTTCTGCACTTCCTGCATAAACATAATTAATACTGGCAAAGTCATTATTTATGGATACTGTATAATCACCTGTTCCATTATCAGTGACACTAGCTATATTAAAACTATCTCGTAAAGCTATAGTACCAGTGCCATTTAAGTCCATAAAACATTTAAGCAATCCTTGTTGCAGACTAGTAGTAGCAGTACCCTCACCTCTAACTGTTATAGCATTAGCAGAGGTGTTTCCAACTAGTGCATCTACGTTTAATGTACTCATTTGTTTTCTCCTATACTAGCCATTATGCGAGGTCTCCGTGTATTGTACTCATTGCATCATCATAATCTGCTAAACCAGACGAACCAAGAGCATCTCCAGTTTGAAGTTGTACAG